GGCGGCGGTGCGACTGGAGGAGGCTCAGATCGTGTTTTCTTCGAGAACTCGCAAACAGTAACGACAAACTACACAATAGGCGATACATTTGGAGCAGCCTGCAATGCTATGGCTGCAGGTCCAATAACAATAAATAGTGGCGTAACTGTCACTATTAATTCAGGAGAAGTCCTTACTATTGTCTAATGAAAGAAATTACAGAAAAACAAATTATTGAGTGGAAAGCAGAACTTGATGTTCAGAAACAAAAGAAAACACAAGCAGAACAAGTACTTGATGAGGCTAATAGAACTATTTTGATGATTGAGGGCGGTATTCAGTTTGCTCAAATTGCGTTGAAGAAATACGAGTCAACAAACCGGCAATCAGGTACAGTGGACTTAGAGATAGAATCAGAAAAAGCACAATCAAAGTCATAGGTGCTAATGCTTTTATAAATGCTTCTTTTATCATAAATGGATGAAATAATATATCCTAACTTACCAAATACAGATTATATTCTCAATCCACCTAAAACAATTTTTTATCCCCCGATAGTGGAAGAACCTTATCTAGACCCTCTGTTGCTGCCGAGCTTGGAGCAGGTAGAGTCGGGACTTGGGGCAGATCAGGTAACTGATTCTTCAGAAAAAAAGGAATCAAACGAGGTAAAGCCAAATATAAACCCAGAACAGATACCAAAGAACCTGCCACAAAACTTAGAAAATACTTCAAATGTAGAAACAGTTGCTACTTTTAATATACCTTTTTTTGGAGATTTCCCCATACCTGCACCAGAAGTAATCGCTTCAAGTGTTATAGCTGCAGGTACAGCCTCAGTTGTATCTGTAGCCGGTGGTATTGCAGGTCAAGCAGTATTAAATCAAATAAAAAAAATATTTAAGAAAATATTTACTAAAATATTGAAAAAAGAAGTCGCAAATGTCAAAGAAAAAATGGATAATAAAAAAGGTAGCTAGAGTACACATACCTGTCTATGTGGCGTCTAAACTAGCTACTTAAATTTTTCTTTGTTCGCTTTTACATAACTTCTTATATTTATTACATCATTGCAGATATAAGCAAATTTTGATTTAGGATTAATCATATAACCTGCAGCATGCAGTTGTGAACACTTTAAAACTCTCACTAATTGCTTATCATGCACTTGCTTGTTTAATTCTTCTTTGGCTAACTCTAGCTTTACTTTGGATAACTCGTTACAAGTTTGATTATCTCCTAGAGGTATCATAAAACTCATCTGAATACCCCAACCTTCATTGATGCTGTAAGTTTCTTCTCCTTGAGCATCATTACCAGTATAAAAAGGTGTTATAGCCATTGTTGGTTGACTGCAAACAAGCGTCCCAAACTGCTGTTTGCCAGTCATACCATTGTTAATATTCATATTTTGGTTAATTATTGATGAATTACCGACAGCATTTGGTTGCGCCTGAACGTTAGTATCCCCTTCGGCTTTTACCTGATTACTGGCTAAACACAGACAAGCTAGTAATAACGCTTGTAGTCGTGATCGCATCATTCTGTGTTACTTTTTCAACCATTTGACTTGCAGCCCTTGTAGAAACCGAAAGTGACCAAGGAGCAGTAGCTGTATGAACTGTAAAAACTGCATCACCGCCAGCAATTCCGGCAGAAGCAGCTACAGATATGTTAGTTGCTTCCCATGAATTAACTGCTGCACCATATTTTTCTGTAACTATACTGCGAGTTATAGTTTGAGTAGTGTTTTCAGTTCTGTTTGATGTACCAGTAGTCCAAGTAGGTACTCCGTTTGCATAACAAGGTGCAGTAATCAAAAAACTAAGTAGTATTAACTTTTTCATTTTGAAGTAGGTTTACTGTTCTTATTTTCTAATATACCTTCTTTTTTCTTTTTTATCGAGAAACCAAGTGAGGCTGTGGATGCACTAAAAATTGAAGCGATAAAAGTAGGGTCAAAGTCAACTATTTTTTTACCACTTGGCGGTTCATAATATGAAAGACTTAAAAGTGTTGCAGACCATAATAAAACACAGACTTTAACAATAGTTTCAACTTTGCTTGGTTCTTGATCTTCCATAATAAAAAGGCTTTATGGCAAATATAGCAAAAGTTGTTATGTTAGGAAAGAAAGACATTTATTATGCTTGCATTAATTAAACCAATAGTTCTTTTGTTTGTGAAAAGTTCAGCTTTCAAGCGCTTTATTGTAGACATTTTAGAAGTATTGGCAAAACAAACAAACAATGAGTTAGACGATAAAGCAGTTGCTTTAATCAAATCCAAATTAATTCATTAATATGGAAAATTTTTTCAATGTGCTTATAAATCCACTTCCAGTAGAAGTGGCTTTATCAACAGAACTAAAAGCACGTGAAATAAAAAACTGCCATGACATAGAACGATTACAGGACTATGCAGTGGCAGTTACAAAAAATAGTGCAATGCACGACTATGTTTTAGGCGCAGCTTTGGCTAGAATTATCGAGCTTGAGGAAAAACAACATTTAAAACCAAGTCATATAAGAAAATTTTTAAAGAAGTTTCTTTAAAATTCATCTTCATCTTGTTGCTTTGGTTGATAATCAGAAATAACCATTTTCATGTACCGATTTCCGTTACCTGATTTGGCCGGCATCATATTTGCTCTTATTTTGATGCAGTCTTTTCCTCCGAAACCTTTAATTTTATTCTTTTCATCAACTGCAAAGTCGTAAAGTTTAAAGATCTCATCAATTGGGATTTCTGAAACTGCCCAATATTTGTCAATTGCTGCTTCAGGCTGACAGTTAAACCACAGCGAAAATTTGTTAGTTGGTGTTTGTGCCATTGATTTCTGGATGTGAATTAAGTAATTTAATGATTGCTGAATTTTTATTCAGATTATTATCTTTACAGTATTTCCAAAATTTACTGTAAAGATTAGGTTGAAGCTTTGCCGTTATGACGTAAGCATTGTAGACAGACTTCATACCATAAACTTTCTGATGTATGCTTCATGTTCTTTAAATTCAATATCAGTAGCAAGAACTTTATCCTTTGAAGGAAAATAAGTCTTTTTAAAGTTTTTCATTATTTCAGCCTTATCTGGCCTTGAATTTAATTCAGCACGAAGTTGGTCAAATTCATCTTGAGTAAGTTTACTTTTACCTTCAGGTGCAAGAGTAGTCGTAACTTTTTGTGCAGCAAAGCCAGTATTTTTTGATTTTCTAGCTTTGCCTGTATTATCAGAATCGGCAGCTTGTTGACTCCAAGCATCCGCTTCATCATCAGCTTGCCCTAAGCCATAAGCACCTAACAACATATATCTACGAGTGTATGTGATAGCACTACCAATAGAAAAGTATTTGTTCTTGTTGCTGTTAGCACACCAATCTACGTTTATAGGTAGTCTTGAATCAATAAACTCACCAGACTCGTGCATAAGTCTGCAGACTATATACATTAAAGGTTGGTCATTAGCACCTGAGCCACATTCAGTAATAAAAGTATGAGACAACCCAAATTTCGTGGCAGGCGATACAGCAAACTCAGCTTCAGCTAATGAAACATACGAGCTAAAATTACCTGACGCATCTCGTACTGCATTGCTGAATACAGCTTGAAATTGTGAAAGAGCTTTGGCAAGATTTGGTGTGGCTTTTTTGATCGGTTCAGATTCAACCAGTTTCCAAGTTTGCTCGTCATTTTGTTCAGACATAAATAAAAAATATCGGCATTTTAAATATATCAATAAAACCTGTCTGTATCAACCTTTATTGATATATATACTGATTACGGAACATACCCATTTGGAAATCTTTTTTGAAAGTCCCATGCTGTGGCAATCATGTAACTCAAGTCATAATGGTCAAATTTTAAATTAAGTTCGTTTCTAGCTTTTTCAACATCAGCAACAGCAATAGCACAATCACCAAATCTTCTTGGTGCAAATTCATAGGGTATCTTAATTCCTGTTACCTCTTCGAATTTTTTAACTATGTCTAGAACACTATGACCATAACCTGTGCCTAAATTATAAATATTACATTCTGGTTCTAGCATTTCAAGTGCAGCAACATGGCCATAAGCAAGATCTTCTATGTGCAGATAATCTCGTATGCCAGTTCCGTCATAAGTCTCGTAATCGTTGCCAAATATTTTTAATTTATCAAGTTTTCCAAGTGCTACTTGTGTGATATAAGGCAGTAAATTATTAGGTTTATTTGGTTGAGTATCACCTAAAACTAT